AACCTCAGCACGATCCCACCCGACACCATGCGCCCCCGTTTCGAGATTGATCGCGAGTATTCTTAAGTTCTTTTTCCTTTTAAAACAATAGTAATGGAGTTCAAATCCGCAATGACCGAGTGGATAACACTCAAAACGCAGCTTTCCTCGGCCCGCCAAGATCTCAAAGTTCTAAATCAGCGCGAAAAAGAACTTCGCGGGTTCGTGACTCGGCACATGGCCCAGAACGAGATAGATACAGTTAAAGTCCAGGATAAGATAAAAGTAAATTTTAAAAACAAGACTGTTCGCGGATCCATCACCAAGGATGTTATTCGCCGGGGTCTTTCTGACTTTTTTGGGGGTAACGAGGCCCAAATCGAAGGGGCCCTTCAGGCGATCCAAGACGCGGCTCCCACAAAGGAGGTCTCGAGCGTCTCCGTCACTGGGTTAAAGGCTTGAGCCATATATTAATAAAGTAAAATGGGTCTCAATGATGAGTATTCTCGCGATGCCTATACCTATGAGCAGGTTTGGGACTCTGATGATGATCTCGATGTTGCTGATGATCTTCATCCAGCTGATTGGCAGGACTTGTATTCACAAGAACTCCTCAACGGCTGGATGGTGATACGGTCCTATATAGACACAAATTATATCACGTCTGGCGCAACCTACCCCAAGTTTGTAGAGTTGATCATGGAACCCTCGAAGTGGTATTCTACTGTCCAAGCTACGCGGATTCAAGAGAAGCTCTGGTCTGAAATTTCCCCAATCAAGGTTATTTCAGATAGGGTCTGCATCGAAAACTTTGCGACTTGGGCTAATAATTTTGACATTGTATAGTAATGATGATCGATATAACCGGACCGAAAGTTCTAGTTCCGACGATACTCTTTGGACTTTTGACCCCGGGACTCGTCCTCGACTTGGATCCGGTCATTCATATTTCACTTTTCGTCATTCTCTACTGGGTCATCATCAATTTTGGTTTTAAATTCACAATATCTCGATCGGATCTCGTGGCGTCCGGGATTCTGTTCTGGTTGCTTCTTCCCGGGACTATCGCAACCTTTCCACCAGTGTCTGATAGTGTCGCTCCAGTCATGGTCCACACCTTTATATACGCTATAGTATGGGCTATGGTTCGCTCAAGTATGCCCGATTTTTTCTAATAAAAGATTAGTAATGAAACGCCTCGTGATAGGTCCCGGTGCGATGGCTTTCTATTCATATTTAGGAGTTCTCTCTAAATTTAAAAAGGATGGACACCTAGATGACATTGAAGAAATTTCGGGAGCATCGGCCGGAAGTCTCGTGGGGTTTCTTTATTGCCTTGCCAAAGGTGACATTATAAAAATTCTTGATTATTCAATGGAAATTTCTGTAGATAAAATTATGAAACCTAATCTCAAAATTTTATTTGAAGATTATGGACTTGTGTCAAATAAAAAAGTTAGAACCCTCCTATCTGATTTATGCAAAAAAATAATTGACAAAGAGGATGTTACATTTCAGGAATTATATGATAAATTCAATATAAAACTCCATGTGAGTGCATTTTGTGTTAATCTTATGAAGACTGTATATTTTTCGGTGGATTCTTCACCCGGAATGAGTGTTTTGGAAGCCGTCAGCGCCTCCGTGGCCATTCCTTTTTTGTTTTCTAGTGTAAAATTGAATGACGGGTGGCGTTACATAGATGGGGGTTCTGAAGAGGCCGTCCCGGGTGCTCCATTTCTAGGACACGGTGACGATGTGCTCGTTATACGCGTCGGTTACGGAAGTTTTTTATTGAATGACCTCAAAAATATCAAAAGTTATGCAATGAGTATTATTTATTCAACTATGAAAATGCGTAGAACATATGATTTTCCATCAATTGAATTGAATTTATCATCTGAGGAAATTTTCAATTTCAGTTCAACCAGTGAAGAAAAATTAAAGTTATTTTTAAAGGGATATGAACAGGCTTCAATATTTTCTCAGCAATAATTAACAATGCGTTCCATAATGCGTTCAGAATATGTTCAGCACCGGACCCGCAAGGTGATCAAGGTCAAGCCGAGCAAGACTCGCAAGGGCTATTCTTACGTTCGTCCGGCCGGAACGACCCGCGTAAAGTCCGTCGCCATTCCAGATGTCGGCGCGGCCGGAAAGAGTCGCAAACTCATAGGCCCTCTCAAGGGTGGTATGTTGACCCGATACGGGTATCACCCAGTCGAGACGACCACGACGCGTCACCGCGCCCTGCTCAAGGCCATCAGCAAGGGTCACGAGAGTCCCCTGTCCGTATCGCGCCGTCTGCAGGCAATTAGCACGCTGACCAAGCGGACCCTCCCCCGGGCCTCCAAGATATACAAGGCCGATCGCTCCTGGATCAGCAAGAAGTTTCTTAAAATTTAAATATAAATAGATAACATAATGAATAAGACCAATTTCGATAGGATGACTCCCGGGGCCAAAAACTTGAGCATACGGACACTGCGTGCGAGCCAGATTCCTCTGAATAGTCATAGTCGTAAAATACTTCTTTTGGCTTTTATTGCTCACATAGGCCAGGCCCAAGGACTCGATCCGGCGACTGCGGCCGGGCTAGGCGGTATGCTGGCCGGGACCGCAATACGCGTCGGAGAATGGTGGGGAAAATTGTGGGTCGCTCAGCAAGCTTCAAAGGAAGCCAAGACGTGGCTGCCATACGCCGTCGCCCTCGCTTCTATTTTTGTTCTCGTGACTATTTTGAATTTTGTATCAAATTATGGAGAGAGAAGGTCTCGCGAGGCCAACCGCCGTCACGCCCTCAACATGGCCGCCAGGGCTCAGGCAAATGCCGCGGAGGAGCGGGCTCACCAGAGGGAATTGGCCCAAATTCAGTTTCAGCAATTTCAGTTGATGATGAACGCGTGGACCTCTGGGCGCGACCCGAGCGTCGGGCCTATGCTCTATAATGCAGAGAAGCTCGCTCTTCCCGTGCTCGCTGCAGCGCCCCGGCCAGCTCTGCTTTTGCGCAACGCAAACGCGAACGCGGCTTCGGTCGTCTCGCCGCGCAGTCTTCCCCTTCGTAGCCTTAGAGATTAAAATATTGATAAATCTTAAAATGAGTGTAGCCGCGGCTCTTGCACACGCGAGAAAGATGGGTTACCTCGAGAACGACAACTCGGCTCTTCAGGCCGCTCAAAAGCGGGCCAACAACCTTCGGGCGAGTGGTTACGGAGCCAATTCTCCTGCAGAATTTACACGAGTTCTGAATTCTCGTGTGAATTCTGGAAACAACAAGGGTCTCAAGACCCTTCTGAATAAGACGCCCGCGAATGTCAAGCGCCGTCTGAGCGTCCGAGCTCTCTTGACGTTTATAGCCGCGGTCGGGGGCGTGTATCTCGCCCGGAGACTGAGCGCTATGCAGGGAACCATCCCCGCTCAAGATTATCAGCAATTTTTACTTAAATATGCAAATGGTCTTTAGCGAGCCGGAAGAGCCCGCAGGGTCCGTCCGTGATAGGGCGCCGGAGTTCCCTCGAGGACCGTCCCGCGGACCGTCTTGTTCCAGTTGGCCACGGCCTCCTTCTTGAGCCGTCCAGTTCTGTAGACGACCGGGTTCACCATCGGGGCGTTGGGAACTATGGGAAGCCCGCGCTCCGCAGCGGCGCGGACATTTGCCGGAACATTTACACCTAAATAAATCTGTTGCATGACCTCCTCCGGGGTCCACCGCGGAACAACCCCGGTGAGGACCGGACCATATTTGCCATATGTATGATACACGAGTTTTGGAGCCCACGCGCTCTTGTTTACTTTTGTATTTCCTTTGAAAATTGCTGGAAGCTGAGGAACCACGCGAGTGTTGTGACTCGTGCCTTGCATACCCGACAAAAGGGCTATAGAACGGACCAGCGCTCTCGTCAGGGTTCCGGCACGGCGGCCACGGTGCGCCACCGAGGAACCCCGACGAGGGCTCGAGGAACCCCGACGAGGGCTCGGGGCTTGGCGCGCCTTTGTGGGGCTCGAGTAAATTCGGGCCGGAGCGGAACGGACTCCTGAAAGAGTCATGGGACCGCGAGGACTTCTCGTTGGAGCAGAACGAACACCACTCATTTGTTATTCTATATATAGAATAAAAAATGTCATGACAAGGTCACGATAAAGAATGTGCTTCTGAAATGTGCAGATAAAATGGAGGTTCTTCTTCGCTCTATTGCTCAGGACATATGGTCTTCGCTCGGGCCTGGTTACTCGGAGTCTGTATACCATTGTGCTTTCGAGGTTGCTCTACGCAAGGTCGGTCTTTATTATGAGACCGAGAGGATAGTTCCTGTATACTATAAGAAACAAAACGTGGGATTCGTTCGTGCGGACCTTGTGATCGATCGGAAGATTGTTATAGAGCTCAAGTCGGTCTCTAAGCTCAATGAGGTTTAC